AGGCCGCAAATGCATGGTCTGGACCTTCATGGGAAACGCCCGAATGTATACCGCACTGAAGAATTACGGAGACCGCCTCTCGCAGGTAGGTCTCTTTTCTTTTAAGGTTGATGCAACAGGAACGATCACCGAATCCGGTGTGGCAATTTCTAACATGCTGACCTATATCAATCAGTATCCGCACATTACCTGGCTTCTCACTGTCCGAAACGACGGTGCTTCCAGCGTGTTCACTGCGCTTCGTGAGAACACAAACGGAGCGCAGGATAAATTTCTGACGGAACTCGTGCGCATCATGCAGAAATATCCGTGGTGTGATGGCATTGATATCGACCTCGAACGTGGTGGTGATTATTCTACCCACACGAAATCGACGACTTTGTTCCGCAACATCTGGAATACCGTCAAGGCATACGACAGCACAAAAAAGGTCAATATCTGTCTGCCGGGCATGAATGCCGTGAATGGCTCCGTCGGCGGTGAAAACTGGTGTATCTATGCGGACCTGAATACTTACTGCGATACAGCTTCCATCATGAGCTACGGCATGGCATGGGCAGGCTCCGCTCCTGGTCCGGTCTCCCCGAGAGACTGGCTGGAAGGAATCTATAACTACGCTTCCCACGTCATGACTCCAGGCAAGGTCTTTCTCGGGCTTCCCGCCTACGGATGGAACTGGCAGATTTACGACAAGCCGGAGAATCTTGGCGAAACGTATCGAGGTGTCTCCAATACGTACTATGCAGCAAAGAACTGGATGACTGGGAAATACAATTTCACCGACGATAAACCGCCGCAGCCGTTCATTCCGATCCTTGCATACTGGGATGATTACAACAAGGTGCCTTACGCCTTCCCACAGGTCTATGACTTCATGGAAGGTCGGGACGCCACATCGCATTCTTATCCGCTGATGGAAGGTTCCTATAACCGGCACCACTATCTCACAGCCTACAGTAAAACACAGGAGACTTCGTTCGGAACAATCTATGTGGACCGCGACGGAAAACCGGACAGCTACAGTGGCATCGTATCCGCCGAAAACGGCGTTGCTGTCATGGGCGATGAAGGGAAAGCCACCTACATATTTTCAGTCTCTGGTGGAACCTATGATATCGCAGTGAAGATCGGATTTCCCTTCTGGGATAAGAACGGGATCTATGTTTTCATCGATGGAAGCCAGAAGCACTTCACAGAATCTCGGCTCTGGTGGCCGTACTGGCGAAGCACCTACTGGACCAGCCTTGCGGATAACATCAGCCTTTCTGCTGGAACTCATACCATCACGGTATCAGTCGACGTGAAAGGCGTGCAGTTCTACGGATTCCGCATCTGCTCTGCTTTCTCTGAGCATCCATCTGCCGGTTCCGCTTCTTTCACCTTATCGCCCCGCCACTTCATCGACGTGAACGGAAAAGAATGTCAGCCGGATAAGGGATTTAAGCTCACTTGTGAAATGCTCCGCCGAAAACCGGACTCCGCACTCATCTGGTATGAGGATTTTCAGGACAGCGGCATTCTCGAAACAAACTACTGGAAAACACTATCCGGATCATGGAAGGTCTGGCGGTCTGATGAATATACCGATTCCCGTGTGTACTCCCAGCTGGAAGGAAGCGGCCAGTTCGCATGGAATTATGATGGCTTCCGGGACATTCACTTGAGAGCAAGACTGGCAATCCCCGAGGGAAGCACGGGCCGAGCCGGGATCTTCTGCGGGAGCCTGTTCTGCTGTCTGAATTACAATACACAGGCTGTGGAGCTCTGGAACGGGAGCACAAAGCTAGGAAGCTACAGTCAAAGTATCTCCCGAACAAGATCTGCTGACCTTCGAACGAATCCGAGCACCTACACCATTGAAATGCGGATTCGTGGAAATACCGTCCGTGTCTACTCCGGTGCGTCCTATACGCTTCGATTCACGTCTACAGTCAGCGGGTTCTCTGGCGGCACAGCAGGCTACCAGTCCGACAACCGGACGATCTGCGAACTTCTCCGCATGGGAGATGCGCGGACCTACGAGCCATATGAGCGGTTCGATGTCACCTTCCCGGATGGAACCACGACACAGTATGGCCGAATCAGCCGGAATAACTGCACCTGGGACAATGAATTTCAGGTATTCACCCTGACTTCTGATGTAGAAGAACCATCAACCAGAAGTGAAGACATCTCGATGGATTATGAGTTCTACCATTCGAAGATGCTGGATCTCACCTGCGGGAAGGATTACACGGTCACCATAACGCCAAAGGATATCAACATCTGGATCTCCCGCCTGTTTCTCGGCGATGCAGATGGTTTCTCCATCCTCTACTATCAGGATGTGGACTCTCTCGTCTACTGGGCGAATCAGGCGGCCTATCGCTGGGGACTTCGCGGCATTGCGATCTGGTCCCTTGGGCAGGAGGATTTGCGGCTCTGGGACGCTCTGCCAAAACAAACGGAGTGATCCGCTTCAATATCAATACAGTCTTTCAGCTGTCTGCAATCAAGCAGGCAGCTTTTGTTTTGCCAAAAAGGAGGTCTTACATGAAAGAATTCTGGAACATCATTCAACTCATCTTCACCGTCATCGGCGGCTGGCTCGGGTACTTCCTGGGCGGCTGCGATGGGCTTCTCATCGCGCTTCTTGTATTCGTGATCTGCGATTACATCACCGGTGTACTCTGCGCCATTGCAGATAAGAAGCTCTCCAGCGCGGTCGGCTTCAAGGGAATCTGCCGCAAGGTGCTGATCTTCATTCTGGTCGGCATCGGAAACATTCTCGATGTGCAGGTGCTCGGAAAGACAGGCGTGATCCGAACCGCGATCATTTTCTTCTATCTATCGAACGAGGGGCTCTCCCTCACAGAAAATGCTGCACATCTCGGACTACCGATTCCGGGAAAACTCAAAGACGTACTCGAACAGCTTCATGACAGAGGCGACAAAGAAAAGGAGGAACAGTAATTATGGCAAGAACAGCAACAGCTCTGATTCAGCAGGCACGCGCCTGGATTGGATGCAAAGAATCCGATGGATCTCATCGAAAGATTATCGACACGTATAACTCTCACAGGCCGCTGGCCAGAGGGTACAAGGTCCGGTATACGGATGCATGGTGTGCGACCTTCGTTTCCGCTTGTGCAATCAAGACCGGCATGACGAATATCATCCCGACAGAATGCGGATGTTCTCAGATGGTCTCCCTATTTCAGAGACTCGGCGAGTGGGATGAAAATGACGCCAGAAGGCCAAGGCCCGGCGACATTATCTTCTATGACTGGCAGGATTCTGGAGCCGGAAATAACACTGGGAGTCCAGATCATGTTGGAATCGTAGAATCCGTTTCTGGCAATACGATCACGGTCATTGAAGGAAATAAGAGTAATGCCGTTGGCAGACGTACCCTTCAGGTAAACGGCAGATACATCCGTGGCTATGGTGTCCCGAAGTATGATGTCGCTGCTCCGGAAGCTCCTGCAGCATCGGGCATTTCCGTTGAGCAAGCCGCTCGTAATGTCATCGCCGGAAAATACGGTAATGGTGATGCCAGAAAGAGAGCGATTCAGGCTCTTGGCCTCGATTACAACACGGTTCAGAATCGAGTGAATGAAATCCTGCGAGGCGGCGGATCTTCTGCTCCTGCAGCGACTTATTACACCGTCCAGCGTGGAGACACCCTTTCTGGCATTGCGAGGAAATATGGAACAACTGCTACTGCGATTCAGCGGCTCAACACTTCTCTTATCAAGAACATCAATATCATTCAGGTCGGCTGGAAGATCCGGGTAAAATAACCCGTTCCAATCAGACCTATTATTCTCTAAACCGGAACAGTGGAACACCTCTTCTTCTGTTCCTGTTCCACTTTTCAAATCACTGGAACACCCCGACCGGAACACGGAATTTTCCTTATTACTTCAAAGTTTTCTAGCTCACCATTCCATCTGTTCCAAATATCCCTATCAAAATGAAAAAGGTAAATATAGCCCCATAGGTATATAGAACCATATGGTTTATAAGTCCCATAGAAAATCGTGGAACCCTGGAACGATTGGAACAGCCACGACCTGCTTTCTCCTGCGGATGCCCTCCGCAGGATTTTTTATTGTCCGGGGTACGGATTCTCCCGTTTTGCCTTGACGGAGAACTTGTAAGGAACAGAAAACCAAGCATGAAAATTTTCTCAGATGAGGGGTACGGATTCCACCACATTCCTTTGACGGAAGACATGTAAGGAAGAAGTCCTTACGAAAACGAAGTGATCACTCGTGAAACCGAAAACTGGCAAACACATGAAAGGAGGAATCCGAAATGAGCAGAATCAAGTTGCTGCTTGATCTCGTAAACGATGTTCGTACCGTCGCTGACGATCTGCAGGCAATCGCTGAAGCGCTCTCCTCAGATGATCCGACTCCGGAACAGCCAAAGACAGAGGAAAAAGAAGAAAAGAAAGCTGAACCGGAGAAGACCATTCGTCTCGAGGATGTCCGAGCAGTGCTGGCCGCAAAGAGCCGCGAGGGTTACGGCGACAAGGTCCGTGAACTCATTAAGAAACACGGCGGAACCAAGCTTTCAGATATCAATCCATCGGAGTATGGCGCGATGCTGAAGGAAGCGGAGGTGTTTGGAAGTGCCACCTAATACGCATGCTATCCTCTCTCCGTCAAGCGCGGCAAGATGGCTGGAATGCCAGAAGTCAGCAAGGCTGGAGCAGGAATTTTCCGATCAGCCCACGCAGGCAGCCGCCGAGGGAACCGCAGCGCATGCACTTGCCGAGCACAAGGTCCGGAAAGCACTCAAGATGCGAAGTCGAAGGCCAACGTCAGAATATGACTCCGATGAAATGGAGGAATGTACCGACGCCTATCGAGATTACATCATGGAGCAGCTTTCCATCGAACGGCAGACCTGCCCGGACGCACAGGCATACATCGAGACAAAGCTCGACCTTACCTCATATATTCCCGAATCATTCGGTACTTCGGACTGCATTATCGTCTCAGATAATAAGCTCCATGTAATCGATCTGAAATACGGAAAGACGATAGTCGAGGCTGAGGAAAATCCGCAGATGAAGCTGTATGCGCTGGGCGCACTCGATATCTACGAAGGTCTGTATGACTTCAAAGAAGTTGAGATGACAATCTTCCAGCCAAGACGTGAGAACGTCAGCACTTGGAAAGAATCGGTCGCAGATCTTCGGAAATGGGCTGAGGAAGTCTTAAAGCCAACTGCCAAGCTCGCCTACGAGGGCGAAGGAAACTTCTGTCCGGGTGACTGGTGCATCTTCTGCAAGGCCGCTGTGAAATGCAGGGCCAGAGCGGAAGCCAACCTTGAACTCGCGAAGAAGGAATTTGCTCTCCCACCGCTGCTTTCTGACGATGAGATTGAGGACATCTTAAAGGTACTGCCCGATCTTACCAAATGGGCAAACGACATTATGAGCTACGCAACCGACATGGCAGTCAACCACGGAAAGAAGTGGAAAGCCTTCAAGGTTGTCGCTGGCCGAAGTAACCGGAAGTACAAGGACGAAGATGCTGTAATCAAGGCTGCTGAGAAAGCCGGGTACACAGATATCTTCAAGAAGAGCCTTATCACACTGACCGAAATGGAAAAGCTGATGGGCAAGACAAAATTCAATGAAGTCCTGGGCGGGCTCATCGTAAAGCCGCCGGGCAAACCCACCCTGGTTCCGATCTCGGACAAGCGTCCGGCGATCACAGGGAATGACGCAAAATCTGAGTTTAACAAGATTAAGGAGAATACTCATGAATAAGACAAAGGTTGTTACAGGTACAGTCAGACTCTCTTACGCAAATGTATGGGAGCCGAAGTCAATCAACGGCGGCACGGAGAAGTATAGCGTGTCCCTGATCATTCCGAAGAGCGACAAGAAGACCATTGATGCCATCAATAAGGCCGTGGATGCAGCCATCGAGGAAGGCATCGCAAAGTTCGGCGGCAAGAAGCCGAACAAGGCAGCTATCAAGCTCCCCCTCCGCGACGGCGATACCGAGCGCGACGATGAGGCGTATGTGAACTCCTATTTCGTAAATGCCAACAGCACCACTCCTCCGCAGATCGTCGACCAGAACGTGAATCCGATTCTGAATCGCAGCGAAGTCTACAGCGGTGTCTATGCGAGAGTTTCCATCAACTTCTACGCATTCAACACCAACGGCAATAAAGGCGTGGCATGCGGGCTTGGCAACATCCAGAAGGTTCGCGACGGCCAGCCGCTCGGTAACCGCAGCTCTGCATCTGATGACTTCACCGCCATCGACGACAGTGCAGATGATGATTTCCTGAACTGATGGAGGTACTCTCATGAATGACGTTTTTCAGCAGGTCATTATTACCTGCACCACCATTAATGTGGTCATTATGATTGCGAACATCTCACTTATCATCTGCGATGTGATCAGTGACCACCGTGCTGAAAAGAAACGTAAGCGCGAGGAAAAGGAACCCCTCGAAAAGAAGGCAGAATAACAACAAGGTAACACGTATGGCGGGTGGCAGGGAGTAATATCTCTGCCGCCTTTTTTGATTCGAGGTGAAATACATGAACACTATATCAATCGATATCGAGACCTATTCCGATGTGGACCTTGCCAAA